CAAAAAGAACTCAACAAACATAAAAGTACAACTAAAAGATAATTTTTTGTATAATTGATATTTATTATTGAGTTATAACACTTAATATTAATCGGAGATTTTAATGTCTAAATATAAAAAAGTTAATGAAGGTATAATAGACAATTTTATATCAGCATTATTTAATAAAGCAGGTAAAGGTTTAGAGTCTGCGACTATACGAAAACTAAGTAAAACAGACCCCGACACAACCGCCAGACCCCAACAGAACCTAACTAAATAAAGCAGACCCCAACATAACCGACTTAACGTAACCTAACACAACATAATTGAAACCGCCTTATGCAGCGTCCTCTTCAACAGTCTTAGCTTTCAACTCATCAAGGATGGTATCAATGGCACTTACATCAATACCAGATAGGCTAGAAACCCCTGTGTACCGCTTCTTCCACCCATTTAAATCTCTATATGCTTGCCGACATAGTTCTGCCATTGTAGACGTATCTTGAACGTCCACAGGAATATATCCACCGCCATTAGCACGATTGTTGATTGGTGATACCATAGAGGGTACATCAACAGCTTCGACTGTAAGATTTTCAATGTTTGTAGGCATTGGCATTTCGCTAATTTTAATTGTAATTCTAAGTCCAGATGCAAATCGCCTAGCGATATTCTCTCTGTGCTTATCTGCCATTTCTTCATCAGACATACTAAAGAAAAGATCATAAACTTTATGATCTGGCTTATCTCTTAACCAATCAATAAACTCGGACGGAACATAAGAGTTCCGCCCTGTTTGGTTAAGATAATCGTCAATAACAGCTTGCCTGTCATTTTTAGTAAAACGAATATCTGACATTTATGCAGCCCTCCGAATAACTTCTTCTTGATAGAAATCATAAAGTTCTTGGGTTTCATCATCATTAATAATGATGTTTTCCATAGCCTTTTCTTGAACCTTACGACCTTCCTTTTGAAGTTTATCCCAAGTATCTTTGAACTGACCGTTTCCTTCCCAATCAACAAACCAAGAGCCATAGTTTCCTTTGCCCTTTTCCTGTCGATTATCGCCAATACCGCAAATCATTCCTGCATTTGCAAGAAGAGCAACAACAGAGTGCTGAGATAATGTTGGAGTAACAAACGCAATATCAACTTCTGCACACCACTCATTGACAATCGCTCTTGTGCGAATATCTGGAGTTTTATTCATATCAGCAGACCGAACTACATCCATGAATAGCTTTGGTGTACCCCAAATGGATACCTTTTGTTGTGGTAAGAAGATTAAACGATTGACGTTTGTTTTATTAACACCTGCCGTTTCCAATGCAGCCGTAGCCATAGCACCTTTGACACCAGACGCAGGAAAACCTAATAGTGTATCTCCCTCGATTTTGTGGATAGAAGCACGAAATTCCGCATCTGGGTTGTGCTTAATATCTTTTTTCTGAGCAGCAGTTTTCTTAGCTGCACCCACCAACAAATCTCTTTTGGCTTTCTCTGCCATACGATTGAAAATGATTGGTGTGTTCCCGATCATACGCAACTTGACTCTTCCTTGCTTCAAAGGATGGATTACCAAGTTTGCTTCTGTTTTTTTAACTACCATTTTCTTTAACCTTTCTTACAAATGAAAATAGGATTTTGAAAGGCACTATTATTAGTGCCTCTCATGGTCTTGGTCACAGTATTCACTAGGATTATTCCTACCTTTACTACCAAACAAAACCAATTCGGTGTTTGGATCAATTGGAAAACCAGTATCTCCATACATCCTTCTATCGTGAAAAAGATGAATGAAATCAGGCTTTCCAAATACTTTTACAGCAGACAAATACTCTTCATTTGTCCGAAAACCAACGAAATGTAATGTCCTTCTGTTCATGTTAATCCTCCTCCCAAAATATACATATAACATATATTGCTTCGATTGTCAAGGGTAAAGTTTGCCTATTATTTTTGGTCTTGGTAAAGGTTTGAAATCATTAGTGTTTTTTGCATAAAAAATATGTTTTCCAACCTGTTCGACTTTTACCATGTCATCTGACCAATACGGTTTTATGTCGTCCGTATGATAATGCGTTGCATTTTTTCCAACAACTGAGATGTACTGACCATCATCAATCATTAATCTCGCTAATAATTTAGATGTTTGAAACGAGTTATGCTCCTTTGGCAAATCGCTCTTACCGTCGCACCACCAACTGAACTGACAACCCTGACTGTTCTCTTGCAACACAACTTCACAGATTGTGTTGGGGTAATCATCAGATGCAACACGATTAAGCGTTACCTCTGCTACAGCTATTTGACCTTGAATAGGTTCTGACCGGGCTTCAAAGAATATATTAAGAGCCATACACATGAGTGCTGTTTCCATCATTTATACATCTCCACAATTCTTGCAGGAATTACCTTTTGCACGTTACACATTGAACAACACCTGTCATATTCTCCTTTTGCTACAGGATATGGATTATGTGAATCTGTTTTATGTGAGATAATTTCTTTACACAAACAACATTCAATTTCTTTATTCATTGTAATACAGCCTCCCCACCTTCAAGTTTGCGAATAATCATTTTCAATATTTGAATTTGTTCGCTTTTCCACTGCGATACAACTTTTTCTTCGCCTCCACCCTTTATAAGTTTGTTGAGAGTTTCTACTCTTTCTTGTAATTTTTCCATGCTCGTATCCATGTGTAGCCTCCTTTTATTATTAGTTCCTATCTATTGCTGGTACATATGTGCGTGTTTGTATCGGTCCTCCGGGAACACCCAACCATTTTGATGAACCCATACCAGTTCTAGGATATGACCCTATTCTGCCTTCATTTTTTAATTTTTGACAATAGCCTTTAAGAGCGTCCTTTCCTAAAGCTCTTAATTCTTCTGGAGCATCAAAATCATGCTTTCTATCCTCTAGTTTATCTTGTGCTGAGTCTTGAGTAAGCGCTCTACCTTCTTGTTCACATCTCACAATCCAACGGTACATAAGTTCTTTATTTAACTCGTAACCTGTTAAATCTGAAGAAACAAATTGTTCGGAATGATCGACCAGCAGACCAGTATTGCTATCCCGAACAAATTTTCGGATTTCTCGGCTTGCTGGTCCGTTTGATTTTACAACTGCTCCATCAAAAAACCCATTGCGAGTGTAATCAATACCTAAAGTCTTAGCTCTATCCTTACCTATCTTTGTTGTTACATTCCATATCGCATAAGCAAATCGAACCCCATCAACAAGTGCAGACGTACCCCGAATAAGATTACGAGCTTCTTCTGGTGTTTTTGGTGGATCATTGTCCTTAACCTTCGCCATATGGTGACATAAGAGAACCGTAGCTCCTGTTTCTGTAGCTATCTTAGCCATAAGACCCATAAGAGCAGCGCCAGCAGCAGGATCAGCGTTTACATCAGCATGAACAAAAGATGCAAGAGGATCGAATACAATAAGCTTTAGGTTTTTAATCTGAAGTATTTGATCGTAATACTTTTCAAACTCCTCACCCGAATGATAGCTTTTATCCATACCCTGTTGCATGATAGGGAACACACCGCCATAGTTAGGTAATGGTATAATTCTCATCTGGTGTTCATAGTTAAATCTTTCTCCATCTGGATCAAGCCTAGCAATACGTCTATGCACTTCAGCTTCATCATCTTCAGCAGTAAAGATAATTGTATTGCCAAACTCACCCACCTGACCGCCAAAAGAATTTTGAAATGCTCGACCAGAAGATATCTTCATAGCCAAATCCATTGTCATCATACCTTTACCCGAATCACCTGCAGCAGAGAACAAAGCAGGAATACCAAGAGGCATGATGTTGTTGATTAAAAACTTCTGTTCTGGTGCCTGTTCGCTAAACCTCGAAACAAGTAAACTGTCATCAAGTAAGTTAATTGATCGTTGCGATTTGTGTCGGGCATCATTTAAAAAACTTCTGACGTTAAAGCTTTCTGCAATAGCATCAGCAGCATCCCACTTTTCAGGCTTACCCTGTGGTGGCGTAAGCGTTGTTACTGACTTAGCGCCAGCTTGTAGAGCCAACTGTTGCACTAACTCTGCAACTTTTCGTCCTGCCTTGTCATTATCGGGCCAGAGAATAACTTCTTTTCCATGCAAAGGAGAGAAATCATAGCTTGGTGCAGAGTTTCTTGAGAGCATACCAGCACCGCCCATATGACACGTTGCTGTAAATCCCAACTGATTAAGAGCATCAGCGCACTTCTCACCCTCAACCCAGATAACTCTGTCTGAAGAAGATATGTTCGGGATATTATACAATGGGCGTGTTTCTGGCATCTTTGGATAAGGAGTTCCAGTAACAAACTGCCTAAATTCTTTCTTAGCCTTACCACTGGCATCAATAATCACATTACCATTTTCGTCACGAACATTATAACGTCTGACCATTGCAATGATTTCACCATCAGCAGATACATATTCATGCTCCCCATCATGCGGAGTATTAATATCGTACTTCTGTTTTGCTGGTTGCGATGTGTTAAATGGATTCGTTGGCGTATATTGATGCTCAATATCTCGAACATTTCTTCGACTTTCATCTAGGTACCCGGCAAAATGTTCTTTAATTTCAGGTAAAGTCATCCCTTTGCCCTCCATCATTATCTTAACAATACCCCCGACACCTTCTCCACCGTTAAAATCTGTGCCTTTTAGAAAGAATGGCCCCGGAGTAATGTCAATCTTTAATGAGTTCCCTTCTTCTCCAGCCAATGATCCAAGAACAAACTGATTCCCTCTTATCTTACCATTCGGATAAGTTTCTTTTAGTATGTCAATTTGTACGGAAGATGGAACTTTTCTGCTGATTTCTTCTACTAAATCTATGGCAGAAATACTAGATTTAGCCTTGTCAAACGATAGTACACGCATTATATTGATCCTTGTAACCTTTTTTACTCAGGGAGAAAGTTAGCGCTTTCTCCCCTTTTTTATTGCTCCCAACAAGTGTTGTTAAACTCACACCACTTGCAACTAAAGTAATCCCGATTATGGGCGATTCTTGGTAGCATCTCAGAAGCTTTCGTTGCAGTCAAGATTTGAACCCCTTTATCACTAATTTTTTGTGCCAGCGCTTTATCAAATGGCACCAACTCATAATATATTTCGCAGGTGTTTTTATTTAAAACTGTAAACAACGCTGGGTTTTCGTGCAAATCCATGTAGGCTTGATATACAGCTATTTGTGCTGCATATGTTGGATTAGCTTTAGTAACGCCAACCCGAACAAATTCCTTAAACTTCTTATCATTTGCTGACTTGCACTCCCAAAGCATTGGATATTCTAATTCTACAGGACCTGCACATATCACTCCATCTATATGTCCTCTTATCTGGTCATCAGCTATGGAAAACCCAAATTGTTCGCCTTGTTTGTCTACCGTGCGTAAATCAAACCCCGACTGCTTTATCCATTCAGCTTTCATTTCCTCAATGTCATGCCCGAACTGAAAGATACGCAACGTCTTAGCATTAAATTCTTTCTCCCGATCAGGCTCTGTACCCATGTACCGATATTGTATTTTGCGTGAGCATTCCTCTCCTAAACTTGAACCACCAAGATATTTTCTTTGTTCTCTTTTTTTATTGCTATCAACAATCGACTTATCAATAACATCAGAGATTTCTTTTATTTTATCAGAAAGGAATACCTGACGATGGAGGGAACTGACCGCCTGTCCACTTAATGTAAGCTGATTCCAATCTACCAAGGTTTCCTTCATTTTTTATATCCTTTGCCTCTTGTATGATAAACAACAATCCCTCGACCTGCTCTGTCGTTAATTCTTTTAAACGTGTATCCCAACCAATGTTTTTACACGCATTAGCAAATGCCATGATTGGTTCTGCCTGTTCAATTTCATCATTCATAATAGTATCTCCCACTCTGATTATTTTTGACCCCTTAAAAACTCTCAATACTTCACTAACAATATCATTCTCAATGATAGGTTTCATCTATACCTTCTTTAAACTCATCATTGATTATAGCCAACTTTAAATAAGGTTCGCTGTTAACTCTAACATAAACTTTTGAACACAAGTAAAGACCCCCCAATTCTTCCATTTCTTTATCTAATATGGAAGAAACAATGCGTCTAATAATGTCGTCTGTTACTTCTTTTAATTTCATTACAGACTTATATTCATGCTCCTCAATACGAATACCATGTGCTATGGTCATTTCCATTTTAATCTCTACGGTCTTCATTTTCGCCTCCAAGGCTTGCGTATCCACATATATCAACCCAATTATCTGAATGATTTGCATGAATTAAACGAGATAACTTTAAAGCTATCATACATTGATATACTTGCGATACACTAATTTCTTTTTCTAAAATTACAGACCATAGATCAGCTATGCGTTTGTGGTTAAGATAAGCATCACCATAATCTTTGGCACGATCACCATTTACTAATTCTTTTGCTTTATCTAAAATCTCATCACGCTGCATACTTATATCCGTTCGTTGTTACCACGTTATCAATAACACTTTTATTCCACAGATAATTTAACCAGCAAGCACCTTTGTATCTGTTAAAACTAAAATCAAACTGACTAACTCTCATTCCTTGTCTTTCAAGGTGATCCCTCTGCTTTTCAGACAAAGGTTCATTCAACCACCGCTTAGTTTTATTAGCAGCGTCCGTACTTTCGATCTCCCTTAAAAAATCATCTGACGCAGCAATAGCCTGTTCCTTTGTTCCAATGGCAACAGTTCTGACCTGACCGTTCTTTTTCTTCACAATTCCAATTGAATTTTCTCCAACTGTCGCTATAATGCCAAATCCATTAAATCCAGATGCCATCATCATTTTACCGTTACCTGTCATATCAATCCATCTGAACGGTGAATGTTCAAGCAACTCAACCTCAGTCATCATAAAGTTACTGATTTCTGTTACTTCTTGGTTAGAACCAAATACAAATCCACAAAAAGGACATTCTCTGGAACCAAGTGGCACAGTAGC